CTGGAACAAAGAATATTGAGTTTACAAAAATGTTCTTTAAGAAAATGGTTGATGTCGGTATTGACCTCGGTAGAGTATTTAAGATATTGTTAGTACTTGGTAAGAGATTAGTTGAAACGGTATTACCAGTTATCACTAGTCTTGTTAATAAACTTTTCCGAACAGATATCGGCGGACTTCCGGATATTCTTGGTGGTATCCACAAATGGATTGAAAAAATATACACTAAGGTTGTTTTAATGGATGGCTGGCCAGATTGGTTACAAGGAATTGTTAATTTATTTAAAAACTTGTCAGATGCTGTTGGAAAATTCTTTGAAAAGTTCAAACCAATTGATATGATTATCAATGCATTCAAGAAGCTTTGGAATGGAATCAAAATGGTATATGGCTACATCAAAGAGTTTATTCAAGATGGTCTAGAGAAGCTTAAGCTTAGCCCAGAAGGAAGTTCTTTCTTAGACAAGTTATCCAACTTTGGTGCTATATTAGCTTCCGGTGGAATCATTATTTTAGTTAAGAAGTTATTCGAATACTTCAAAGCTATTAAAGAACTACGATTTGCTGAAGGTATTAAGACATTCTTCAACAGTGTCGGTAGTATATTTGATAAACTAAAGGAAGCAATCACTGCATTCCAGAAAGATACACCACCAGACATGTTGATGAAGATTGCCAAGTCAATTGCATTGATAGCAGGTTCTTTATTCTTACTTTCATTAGTTAAGGTCGATAATTTAGTTGCTGCTCTTGCCGCTTTCGCCGCTACAATGCAATTAATGATGAGAGTTATGAAGAAACTCGGTAATACAGCTAATCCATTCAGTGATACTGTTAACACTTTATTGAAGGTATCAGTTGCGATGGCTATTGTATCTGCATCATTAGCTCTAATGGCTACGACGAAACCTGAACGATTATTAGCCGCGGTTGCTGCCCTAGCTGCATCACTAACCATGATGTTAGTATTCCTTAAGAGCTTGAAGGGCGTTAGAGTTAGCGGATCAATTAAGCAGTTAAAACATATCGCCAAGGCAATGCTAACGTTATCTATTGCATTCAAGATTATTGGTTCAATGGAATGGGAGCAAATTGGTAAAGCATTGACTGCTATGGGAGCTTCGCTCTTAATTATGATGATTATTATTCATTCGCTTGAGGGTATGAAGAGCACTAAGAATGGAACATCCGCTATTACTAAGATTACATTTGCTATGATCCCAATGGCAATTGCTTTAAAGATATTAGGTTCAATGGGTTGGGAACAGATTGGTAAGTCATTAACTGCTATGGCTGGTGCTATGACAATAATGGTTGCCGCAATACTAATAATGTCCAAACTCAAAGGCAAGAATGGCGGAGCTGGTTCTATATTAGTTATGGCGATGGCTATGATTCCATTAGCACTAGCATTGAAGATTCTAGGTTCTATGGATTTAGATTCCATTGGTAGAGCATTATTTGCCGTCGCAAGTGTTATGGCTATATTTGGGGTAATGGTAGCATCTATGAGTGGTCTTAAGGCTTCTATGTTTGCCGTTTCTGGTGCGCTCATCTTATTTGCAGTTGCACTTATGATATTAACACCCGCGTTATTAGCAATGGGCGCTATCCCAATGGATATGATTATCGCTGCAATTATCAATATGGGTATTTCTATCGGTGCCTTTGCGATGGCATCACTCTTATTAGCTCCTGTACTGCCTTTAATGTGGTCATTAGCTACAATAATGCTTATGGTTGGTACCGCAGCAATATTAACTGGTATAGGTATTGCGACTCTCGCTGGCGCATTAGCTGGGGGTTCCGTTGCTATTGTTGCAGCTGTAGCCGCTATATTGGATATTTTCATTATGTTTATACCAGTAGTTGCTGTTCAGTTAGCTATTGCATTAAAGCTATTTATCCAATATTTAGCTGGTTCAGTAAATGAATTAGTAGCTGGATTAGTCACAATAATACTGGCAATCTGTAAAGGTTTGATGGATATAATTCCTGCATTGATAGTACTTATTGGTGAGGGAATTACATTAATTCTAGTCGGATTGGTAGACTATATTCCGGCATGGGCTGATGCATTGGCTGATATTCTAGAGCAATTAGTAGTTGCACTTGGAACATTACTTGGCGGTGTAATAAAAGGTATCATAGACCTATGTAAGATGGCTTACGATGCTATTTGTGACTTCTTTGGTATTCACTCTCCATCGACTGTTATGGCCGACGTCGGTACATTCTTGATTCAAGGTCTCATTAACGGTATTGCTAGTATGGGCGGAGCTCTTTGGGATGGAATGGTCGCTTTAGGCACTGGCGCATTTAACGCTATTAAAGACGGCTTAGGAAGCTTATGGGATATTGGTGTTAATGCTGTTCAAGGTCTTATTGATGGTATTGGTAGTATGGCTGGTAAAATCTGGGATACTGCTAAATCATTAGGCGGAAGCTTATTAAATGGTATTAAGGATTTCTTAGGTATCCACTCACCATCTGTAGAGATGAAGAAACTTGGTATATTCTCAGTAGAAGGTTTTGTTAACGGTATTGGTGACAATATGAATATGGTTAACGCTTCTGCTATTAGTATGGGTTCTAGTTTCATGAACCAATTAGGAGATATTCTGAGCGGAAATAGTGTTGGATATTCTCCATACGTAGACTTCAATAATCTACAGTTAGCAGATACTGCAATGGGTGATTTATTTGGTCAGAGATCTATGGAGTTAGCAGTTGATGTGTCAAGAAATAGATTACAAGTCGAAAATATGCGTGATATTATCAACGAAACAAATGCTGCTATCGGAGATCTTAAGGGTGCTATCAATGACCAGAAGCTTGAGGCTAATGTTGAGACACCTATTTATCTTGATGGTAGAGAGATTGCTCGTGGTACTGCTAAGTATACTAAGAAAGAGATTGACAACATAAATCGTCAAAATGGAAGGTTCGGAGGTAAGAAGTAATGTTCGATAAAGATTATATTTCTAGTCTTCCAAAGACGGATTCTGAGGTAATGATTAACGGGGTATGGCTAACTGAAGCTGTACCCGGTTATCGTACCAATTCTGTATCTGGAAGAGATTCTAGAACCCATAATATTACGACTAAAGAAGTTGGTAAACGTGATGGAGCTTTCTATCGTTACAAAAAATTAGAAAGTGTAACCCTAACAATTAATTTCGGCTTATTTGCAAATACAAAAGCTGAATTAGAAGAGGGTGCTGCTAAGTTACGTGGTGTATTAGATGTTACAGAAGGAAAACTATCTTTCTTTGATGAACAAAACAAATACTATATTGGCACGGTTGCTGGCATTACGATGGACCAGGACGATAACAGTGGTGGTTATGGCTATCATTTATCCGGTTCTTTTGAATTCCAATGCAATAATCCATATAAATACAGTACTTTTGAGAATAAAGCATCGAATAATGATAGAGATACTATTACACTAGTAAACAATGGTAGCGCTCCTACACCGTTAACTATTACCACAAAGGTTAAGAAAGACGGCGCATATCTTGGGTTTGTATTGGGCAATGGTATTACTGATAGCGCTTATTACCAGTTGGGTGATCCAGAAACTAGTGCTAGCGGAAAGAAAGACACCAATGATGCGGAAACCTTATTTGATGATTATGCTGAATCTATTCTTACAGGATGGTCTTTAAATACAGGTTGGCCGGTTAATGACACACCAAACTGGAATTGGCATGGACCAGCATTTGTTCAAGGTGGACCATTTATCATTGGTGAATATGATAAACAAAAATATTTATACGTATCTAATTTTGGTAATGAACCAATTCAAGACGGATCTAACCAAGAGTATAGATGGTATGGTCCAACATTAACAAAAACAATCGCACCAAATAAAAAAGGTCAATATCCTGTTGATTGGAAATTTTCATATCGTGTGGACTTTTCGCATAATGATTGGAATCAAGTAGCACATCAAAGCATGAATATTTGCGATTCTACTGGAAAAACAATATTTAGTTTTTCAATCGAAAAGAATATTGAAGGTGCTCATTGGAAACAGTGTGTTGTCAAATATAATGGTGGAACATCTAGAGAAATGATTTATCTTCCGGGGAACCTCGGCTCATTAAGTGGTAACTGGGGTAACATGGTTAATATTGAGAAGAAGGGGTATATTGTAACCGTTTCTACACTTATTAGTGATTTTGGAACTACAACAATACCATTTTCTAAATCATTTACATTAAACACAAAAGATACTCCAGCACGATTCATAACATTCGCGAATTTTAGATTTAATAAAAAATACCCTGCTATATGGTATAATACTCTTTATCAAGCTAAGATGGTAATGTATAACTCATTAAGTCAAAATGGAAGAGTTAAAACATCTATAAATAAAGGCGATATTATTAAAATTAATGCCGAAACCAATGAGTGCACTATTAATGGTGTAACTAATTGGAATGATGTTGATATTGGATCGACTAATTTAATGCTAAAACCAGGTACTCATGTGTTGAGAATCGTAACTTCTGCATGGGCACCAATTCCAGAAGTAGAAGTAACATATAGAGAAAGGTGGAAGTAGTTATGCTATTTTTTGTATTGGATAGAAGTTTAAATGTAATTCAATCAGTATCCGATACAATGGAAACCGGATTCTGGTTAGACGATACTACTGGTGGTCAAAAGCTAAGTATCGTATCTGGTTGCGTTGTAGGTACTTATTCATTTGCCATTAATGCATCAGCACCAGAAGCAAAGGCTTTCCAACCTGGAAACTATATTGTATTTAAAGATAAGTATAACAAAACTAGAATGTATACAATAATGTCAACCGATGGAGATGACGAAATTACATGTGAATGCGAAGATTGTGGTTTAGATTTATTAAACTCAATTATCGGTCCATTTGATTTCTCATCTTCTCCGGTAACATTAGATAAGTTACTAACACCCGCGCTGTATAATACCGGATGGACATACGTAATTCATCCAGATAGTACAACTGGGCGTGATATTACTAAAGAAGCTAGACAAGTCGAATTAACATCAAATGACACAGTACTTAAACGTTTGGAAGACCTATGTTTAGAGTATAACGTCGAGATGGATTTCGAGGTTGAATTCGATAGAAATATGGTAACTAGTCAAGTAGTACATGTTCATGAATCCATAAGTAAGGATCCTACAAAAATAGTTAAACGTTATATGAATGATATAGACCTTAATAGTCTATCGGCAAATAAGAGTATTACAGAGTTGTATACAGCTATTGAATTGGTTAATGGTGAGGTCACGATATCTGATATGGTATATGATGACGGTAACTATTACACCATTAAAGGAGACAAAAAACTATATGCTAGAACTGCTAATAAAGTATGGTCTAGATTAAGACAGTTTGGAGCTCCTGATGGTGGCTATATTGTTAAGTATGAGTCTGGTAATGGAAATACCCCCGAAGCATTATTAGCTGAGGCTCATTCTTTATTACAAGCCAACAGTACTGTTAAGTTCTCATATTCAGTTAACGTATTGGACATAAATGCTAATATCGGTGATTATATTCAAATCGTTGATACTAGTAAAGCGGATCCGATATATTTGTCAGCAAGAGTTACTGAGGTTGTTAACCATTATACTAATCCAAATGAAGATGAATGTGTGGTTAGTAACTATCAAATGTTAACTCCATCAAAAAGCAATGATATTCAGAAGATCATATCTGAGATTAAGGGACAGATCTTAACAAAGACAAAAGCTGATAAGATAGATTATGCTATTGGTGATTCTGGAACAGAACCTCCAGCGGAAGATAAATGGACTGATTTAGCTCATCTACCATTAATCAAAGCTGGACAATTTCAATGGACTAGACGAACTGAGTATTATTCAGATGGTTCAACAGCAGTATCGTACAATATTGCTAAGTCAGAAGCTGCTCGTATACCAAAGATTGTCGAAACTAAGTATCTGTATCAATTAGGTCAAAATGGAAGTACTATTCCTAATGGTATTTGGGTTGAAACAAGACCTACCGCTACAGAAGATAGACCATATATTTGGACTAAAACGATAGATATTTATGATACACCAGATACTAGAATCGAACATTATACCGTGATAAAAGATGGTATACAAGGAAAAAATGGTAGATCTATTGAAAAACAATGTACACAATACTACTTATCTACTAGTAAAGATAATGTGGTTGGTGGTTCGTGGGTTGATAACAATGTACCTGTTCGAAAAGTAGATACTTATATTTTCAAACGTGAGTATACTAAATGGAGTGATGGAGTTGAACATGTTACTGACCCATTATTCGATGAATACCACAACGCTCAGTACGACAGTATTACGAATCTATATCGTACGATGGAATCTGACAGCTCTCAATTGAAGACTCAATTAGGAAGAATTGAGAAACTTGAGTCAACAACCAGTGATTATGAGAGTGTTAAAGAAAAGGTTAATGAAACCATTTCTACATATTCCGATACTATTCAACAGTTCACGACAACGGTTAATGGTATTAAGGAAATCACGGCTGTAATTAAGACTAATGAGGAAGGTATTAATATTGCTAAGCCAAATGATCCATCTGGTCTAACAAATCAGCTTGGTTCTAAGGGTTTTGAGGTAACTAAGCCTACCATCACTGGAACTAGAGTTACGGTATTAAAAGCCGATGAACAAGGTGTATATGCAAGCTCATTCAAAGCCGTTGACTCAATGTCTTTTGGTTCTCATAGAGCTGAATTTTATAGAATGGACGAAATAGATGGTTCTAAGAACGTTGAGGGAACTGGTTATTTCTGGATAGGAGATGTTAGATAATGGCTATTAATAGTACATATTTGCCAACCAGAAGTGGCGGTAGTTTGTTATTAACAGCATCTTGTAACGAATTAA